CACCCCACCCAACATCATCGCCCGCTATCCGTAAGTTTCCTGACCCAGAATTATAACCCTGTATATCAACTAAATATTCAGTGGCAGTTACTAATGTGCCGGACATAGATAAAGAGTTCCATGCCGAGTCGGGTTCTAAGTTCGTGACAGTAATGGTTGATGACGACGACAATAAATCACTCGTTGCAACTGTTGCATCTTTTTCATAGCAATGGACAACCGCCTGGTTTGTCCCTGTGTTCTCTGTTACCCAGCAATATAAGTCGGCACTTGTAATTGTTCCCGCTCCGGGGGTTTCTGTGTTCATTGCCCACAAAGCATAATGCCTGTAGTTCGTTATGGTTTGGCTTGACGCTCCCATTGTTTCCCTACCAAAAGATGGATCAAGAGTAACTGGATAAGTGGCGTTCGCCATCCAGGCCGAATCAGCCCCAACCCACATCATCCCCCTGTCAGCGTCAATTTCTATTTCTCCCCAGACGGTATCACCATCATTGTCCCAAACCTTTGGCCTATAAATATGAAATGCTTTCCCGGAACCATATATATTGTAAGTGGTATCAGCCCCCCTTATTTCAGTCTCGTTCCATTTATTCTCTGCATTATAAACAGCATAAGAACCTATTACTGAATCGGGGGCGTGCCAGTTGGGATTTACTAAAATGGAATCAGGGTCTTGATAGAAAAACCTCAACCCTTTGGTTTGGATATTAAATGGAATCCGATATCTGCCCTTTGGAGATTTATTCCTGATGATAGCATCGAACTCAAAGTTGTCGGCTTTATTGATATACATTCTGAACCTGAAATTGTCATTACCATATAGCATATATGGATGACCGTTACGATTACCAGTTGTATAGAAGTTTGCATTGACAAGCATCCGGTCAAGTAGGTTCACCTTAAAGTAGCACTCGTCACCCCAAGCCCTCATAGTTATACCAGTAGAATCTATATCGGCGGTTAATCGTCTGCGCTTGATTTTCTGGAAATCCTCAACCCTCGTAGTGTCATAGAGCTTATGGCGATTCATCGCAGTTCTATCCTGTGCATAGCCAATACTAACCGAACAAACAATCAGCAATAGATAGTTAATCGACCGCATTGAAATCCCCGATTGGTGATGGGGCTGTAATGTCAGCCCATTGTAGCTCGATTATATTTGACAACCCAGACCAATTCGGCTTTTCATCGGCTGTTTTTATAGCAAAGTAATAAGGCACGCCTGTTTCAATTTCTATCTCAACAGTCAAGGTATCATTCACCAAGGGTGCCCATGAGGGTTGTTCTGTAACAAGCGCACAACCATCCCAATCAGTTGCTAAGAGAACAGGATCTTGAGCCATTCGGATCTGTATTTTGTCAGCCTGGCCTACTGTCCCATCATCCCCGGCAGCCGTATAACTAAACTGCTGTGTTATTGTTACCGGATCAGAATCTACTGGCACACAGCCAGCAACCAACAGCATCAAGATTAACACTAAGCTACTTTTTAATAGATTGATCATACAACACCTCACGTTTTACAATTTGTCCAACCATTGAATCTTTTACATGATAAATAACAACCATACTAAGATCAGGAGAAATCCACTGTTGCGCCCCGGATTTCAATAGCCCGGTTTCCTGATCATAAGTTGGCCACTGTGGATATTCTTTAATCTCAAGTATTTGTTCTGTAGTGTACCCTTTAAGCATCAAGCGGTTGACAACTTTGTTTAAGCTATCACCGCCTGCAAAACTGATATTTGCCATCAAAAGAAGTGAGACAAATAATATTAAAAACGTTTTAATTATCGACATGAATACTCCGATCATTGACATGATCATCAAAGCGGTCAATTTTCTTTTGCATCTTAATACCATTGATGATCAGTGAAGAGTCAACCCAATATTGTCCTTTCATTTCATCCCGGAGTTGGCCAACCTCAGTAATCAGGGTATCTATTTTCTGAGTATGGCTTTTATCATTTTCAGTCAAACCAGACCAAGCCAGACCGACCAGAGTAGTTAAAAGCAATAATAACATAACCCCGGCCCCGCTCAATACCATCGAAACACTAATTGACTCACCTTTTAATGTCATAATATACCCTTATTAAAATAACTCGATTGCTGTGAGCTTGGTTGTGTCCTCGAGTTGTGTTAATGAAATAACTAAGAATTGCTTTCCTGCCCAGCTTGTCCCATATAATTTTAAATGAGGATCAATATCCGAACTTAACTCTATCCAATCACCTATTTCAACATCAGCCCCGGTGTAACCTAAAGAGGTGAACTCAATTATATTATGCCGATTTGACCAAATGCCATCTGTCCCAACGAGGAAAGAGGCAACTGCGGCGGCTGATGTTCCATTTATATTTTTCCATTCAGCTTTGTATGTCCTGGTGCCATGAGCAGTCACAGAGGTTGAATCCACCACGTTGTTGCTGTCCCTGTACTTGCCGTATTCCTGCTGCCATCGGCTCTTGTAAGTGATGTCATTGTAGAGTTTTGGTTCTTTATAATAACGAAGCGATTTTCCCTTGATATGTGAATATGGGAAAATTACAGGATGACTCCCTCGGGCCGCTGTGGTTGGGGTTGTATCAGAAAGATCAATCAGCTTTGCTTTGTTAGCACTTGAATAGAAAAACATGAACGTTGATTGCTCTACTAATTCCCTGATTGCAGAGTTTGAATCTTTTGTATTTCCTGAATGATAGTTAGCCCTTGATTCGATAGCTGATTCAGCCGCAATGAATGAGGGCATATCAATATCAGCATCTACTAACCCAATTTCATCCCTGAGAATAGATTCAATAATCCCAGCAGGGTCTTTAATCATATCACTAGCCGCATAAGAACTTGAACGGCCTGTTATCCATGATCCGTATTCACGACCTTCGCACGCAACAAAAAAAGTATCAGGCTTGGCAACTATGGTAAAATCGGCCCTAACCCTTAACTCATGTATGTAAAATATATCTTGATTTCCAGGGATTGAATCTTCTGTTGGACTGCCAGCAGCAGCCGACATCTGAACAATTAAAACTACTGGATATTCTTTGTCTGCAACTCGAACGGATTCATACCCGTTCAGCCAGTGCCAAGCAATTAGATTCCCTGATGTTATATTTATCGAATTGAATGTTGTACCATTAAGAGTTGATATCGTACCAAGTGCGCTGCGGTCGGCATCATCAGGTCCCCATATCATTGCTAGTTCTACGTTAGAACCGTACGCTACAGCGACCGACGCACCAAGTGTAACTTTAATTTCAGCATTTAGATCTGTAATTTCCCCAATCTGGTTATCAATATTATTGCCAGTCGCATAATTATCTAACGATACCAACCCCTGTGCGAAGATGCCCGAGGCTGTTCCATCTAATCTTTCCTTGACAGTTGCCTTATCCGAATCATCTTGATTTGAAACAAGTGGGCTGGCTGTTGTATATGATGCAACTTGTGACGTATAGGAGCCGGATTCCGTTGCTACAAAAGTAGCCGTTACATCAAACAATGTCCCTGCACCAGCCGAACCTACAACCACGTATTCGCCATTATAATTTGTAGTCCCTGAAATAGTTACATATTCGCCAATGGCGAGACCTGATGGACTTGCAGATGCCGTAAATCTGATTTTCCCGCTGCCTATGTCTGTTACTGTATCAAATGTCTTAACTATTTTGCAAATTCTATTTGTGCCGATTGAATCCTCTGAAGTGTCCCCGATAAAATTTCCTACTGGATATAGATAGGCTCTCGCTGTTAAATTTGCTACAATAGCAAGAGCAGAGCTAGCAGTTAATGTTGCTGATAAATACTGAATCGGTTCTGGCAACCCGGATACTTTGGCGAATATTTTCGTTATAGCATTTAAAGCATGGTCGGCCACAACAGTTGCCGGATATTGTTCTACCCAATCATATAGTAATGCAACAGCTAAACCAGTATCAGTGGTAGCATCAAAAGTTTTTATGAAATCACCATAAACAATAGGTATTAGTTTATCCCTGTTTTCTACTGGCGTGGAAGATATCTCTTGGCCTAGCAGTGTTTGTGGTAGATCAACAATATTGATCTTGCTTTTGTCTATAACACTCAAACGAATATAATCACTATTTATGGTTGGGGGAGTTATTACTATCCCAATGAACCGCACTAAGCAATCAGATAAAGAAGTAACATTACTACCAGCTGCTAAATAGACAGTCACAACACCATTGAGAATATCGTCCCATTCATCGGATAGCATCGCCCCTGTGCCAAGATAATCAGCGTTTAATAAGTTGATCGCTACAGTTGAGAGTTTCCATGTCCGTCTATACGGGTCAATTGATTGCGTAATTGATATACCTGACCTGTCCTTTGGCAATAGAGGATAAACATAGCCATCAGTCAAGTTCATATCAATGTCAGAGAATAGCCAGGTTGTTCCCCCAGAGACAAGTTTTACAATTATATGCCGGACGGCCCCTGTATTGTTTTGCTGGCTTTGAAACTCTGTTGGGCGGGTTAGCATCAATAAGTCTCTTTTTGTGGGATAAACGGTAACTCAATTAAACTAAATGAAGGTTTATATATTTCATGAGATATCTCACCCCGAGAAAGATCATCTGAGCCAAACCTAACCAGCCTTGTTGTTTCACCAGATTCAACAACAAGCAAGGGAAGTAATCGCCCCCGGCTATCGTCAAAGGCGGCCTTGAGTGCTGTATAGTCAGTATCATCTATCAGATAATTACGAGGCAAGATTGTTCGTGAATTACTATTAACCCCTCTGATAAACTCACGACCACCACCAGCAAGACTCACATTATTATAATATCTGGTTATATCGTTTCGGGGGAGTTGTGATGATTTAACAATTGTACTTTTCTTAAACAGCCAAATTGCGCTGTGTTTCCACAGGGTAACATGTCCCCCTACAAAATGCGAATAGAAACCCCAGTACCGCTTTGATACTGGTGTTATGTCACTGAATTGTGGATATCCCCCACTCATGGCAACTGTTGCGTGGGATGTTACAGCAGTATAGGCTCCATCGTCATTATCGTCTGAAAAAATATTGTAAGACCCGGTTGCTGATTTTATCCAACCGCCAACGGCATCTATAGTTTTAGCCTCACCCAAGTCTATTGTTACGGTTTGTGCGTCTCCAGTAGTTGGGAGCCAAGTTGTATCTGGGTTATTATCAATAAGGTTTTCTCTAGGATGCCCGGCTGTCTCGGATTCAACCCAAGTAATCTCAGCCTTTAACATTTGGCCCAAGGTATATAAATTAAGCGAAGGCAATAGTTCCCCCCCCTGTATTGTTTTGAGCACCCATTAATATTCTACTCGCACCATTCAGGATAGAATTTTCAAAGGCTGGAATAAGTGTTTCGGTTACAAACTGCTCTGAACCAATAACATCACCGCTGATGTTTACAGATATAGAGGCCGGGGCAGGAGCCGAAAGACTACCGCTGTCATTAAAACCGCCAGCACCACCAACCCCTAATTGCCCCCCCCCACTAAAGCCGCCTTGGAGTGAATCAACCCCGGTGCCAGCTGCCCTTAACGTTGTTGCCGCTGCATAGACGGCTGTGGCTCCTGCGATACTTGCCGCCGCAGATAACCCAAGTGATGCCGCCGCCATCGCCGCCGCCATATCCCAATAAGCTGATGCCGCAATAGTTGCTGATGCCGCTTGCGCTGCGTTTGAAGTCGATGCAACAACACCCGCCGCCGCCAATGCCAAAGTTGCCGCCACTTGTGAGGTGAGGACTGTTGTAGCCGTTACAGTGGTAGCTATATATTCAACAAGGGCTTTGATCGCGATACCAACGAGGCTTTTCACTATTGAAATCCCGATCTCTTTAAATGCTTTTTTCATTACATCTTTCAGAGATTTCATATTGGTTAAAGTAGCTACAAAGAAATCTTGCAATAATCGGGTTGTTGAGCCGACAACGATTTCCCATTTTCTTAGCCAATCCTCTGAAACCTGTTCCTGAACTCGGGCTGATAAGTCAGCCATTTCCTGATTGAACAATTCCTCAGATTCCAATAATAATTGGTGAGTTAGTTCAGCATCAACTAGCTTTGACTCTCCAATAAGTCTGCGGCGTTCAGCGGCCTCTTGTTCGAGAATCTCCAACTCATACTCATAATCTGACATCATGGCCAGCCTAACCTCGTTGGTCTGCTGGATCAGTTCTGTTCTTGCTTCATTAACTCTTTCCGCCGCACTAACTACCCTTGCCATATGTTCCTCTAGTAGCTTTTCATCTTCCTTCATATCGTCCTGGTCTATAAAGGATATTGATGGCAGTTGTTGTGTAACCAATTTAGTAAGCTCAATATTCTCTGCGATGATTTCACCTAACCGTTCCGCCTTGGTTTTTTGTTCCTCAAGTCTGTCATTTGCGTTCTTAACAGCGGGGTCAAGTCTCTCTTGAGCTATTGCCCATTGGTTAGTATTATCGCCGACAACCCCGGTCAAGTCAGTGAAGGCCATAAAGTCATTTAATGCTAAGTCAGGGGCACCGATATTTTTCAAAGCCTCTTTGAAATCTTCAATGGAAATTAAACCCTCACCAAGGCTTTTCATTAGCTCGTTAATTTCATCTGTCCAGAGTGAAGTTGCCTCTGCCGTGTTAGTCAATTCGGTCTCTGCCCCAGAGAGGAAATCAGATAATGTCTCAAAAGCATCTAAGACATCAGCCGCAACCCCAACTATTGCAATAAAGGATTCAAGGACTGCCTCAAGGGCTGGCTGTAATAGTCTAAATATATCCTCTTTCAGATCTCCTATCCGTTCGCTCAATACTTCCATTCTAACAGCAAAAGAGCCAGCAACATCTTGAGCCGCTCCACCAAACTTTTGATTGATCTGTTCAATAGCCGCCGCAAACTTTTCATTTTTTGGGATAGCTTCATCAATGATAATACCATATCGGGACAGCGTGCCTGTATAACCAACCTGGGCTTTCGATATCAAATCAACCGCTGATTCAAGAGATATACCAGAACCGACAGCCAGATCAGTTGCTACTTTCATGGATTCTTTAGCATCATCTATTGACGCACCAAAATCAACAAACCTCTGGATTCCCTTGGCAACAACTTCATCAGAAACACCTGTCAATGTCTGCATTTCATCAGCAAACTTTCTGATCTTTGCTATCCCTGAATCAACCTCGATGTTGTGCCTCTTGAGTGATCCGGCCACAGCAAGCCATTGCTTTTCACTCTCTGCCCCAACTTGTGTAATATCTACCAGGACATCAAGACCAATCTTGAGGGCGGCGATGGCGGCGGCAACTGCGGCTATATTCTTAACTGCCCCCTGAAAAGCCGCTGATGATTTATCTTTTGCATTGATGATAATATTAACGTTCTTGGTTGTGGTATCACCCATTTATTCCAACTTTCGATTTGTGGCAAAGATCAAGTTCTAAGGCTATGATATCGCAAGCATCAACCCAAATGTTTGGCAGATCAAAATATTCATCGGGTGTTCTGATTCTCCGATATCCATCAGTTGAGTTGTAAAGTCTGATCAGCATATTATATTCTGTTTCTACTATCCCATAAGGGCAAACGTTAAACTGTTTAAGACAGTTTACAATTGGTGATTTCTTTTTGTCTGGTTCTGATTTTTGCACATACTCGACGATATCCCACCATGAATCTTTGGTAACTGTTAGGGTCTTGACTCCCGGCCATACAGCCTCTAAAGATTCGGAACCTTTTGTGAAGCATTGGGTGAATCCTTTACCGATCCCGCAGTCTTCGTGACTTCCGCTGCCGAGGACTGCGATGCCGACAGCGAGCCGGAGTTTTTTACTTGATCGTCAGAAAACTTGCTGATCCTCATTAACTGGTTTATCAAGTCCAAAATATCTGGCAGATAAAGATTGTCAGCTAAATATTCAGCCGTAATCTCTTCATCAATACCTTGGAGCTTTAGAACGTTATCGGCAAATATAGTTGTCATTATGAGTGGATCAATTTCCTTGGCAGTCAGTATATCCATTTTGGTCAACTTTATAAATGCGCCAGCTTTCATTGGGGTTAAGGTTGCTATAGCTTTGTGCTTGCCAATCTCAACCTCTACTGGCTCCCTTGATACTGTTGGAAATACATTCTTCATTTCACCCGGCCTTTTCTTTTACCATGCTCGGTCTATTGCGTTTGCCATTATAATGGTAATTGGTGAGGTGCTTTTGTCGGCTCCTGAAATTTCGCCGATTAAAGCCGCACTCATAATTCCATCTTTTTCTCTGGTTAAATCTTCTGTCATTTTCCCGGTAAAGGAAATATCAAAATCTCCATCATCAGTGCCGGGGGTTACGTTTCCATAACTAAGGTTGACAGTTATTGCAGTTCCGGTGGCGGCATTAACATAGCCTGACATAACATTTGCGCCCTCTTTCAGCGGTATCTTAAATGTTCCAAACCGCTTAACAATTCCGAAGTCCTCAAAAGCCCCGGAGTCTTGCCCACATTTTTCAAGTACCTGTGTGAGAACAATTTCCCAAGCACCCTTCATGGGAATGTCAACAGCACCAGCACCAAAGTTGACAGTCTGGCGGTCTAAAGCGGCATAGTGAAACCCTGCCGATGTGTATTTTGTCCAAGCGCCAGAGGGGTTCGAGGTACCATTGATCGCACCACGCCCGGCCCACTCACCACTAATACTAACTTTACCGCCCGGCTCAGCCTTGATAGTCAGAGTTTGAACAATGCAATCACCAATCTTTCTGGATTTCGAGGCATCAGGGTGTTTCTCTGTTACTGTAAAGAAATATCCAGCATCGCTAGCAAAGGCTGGTTGCTGTGTTGCCCCGGACACAGGGAGAGTGAACGTCTTATCAAATGGCGTGGTTGCACCCTCAACAACATTCTGGAAATAAGCGGCGAGGAATAGGTCAATGAATTCATCCCTTGCAGTGATAGCGGCATTGAGACTAAAGACAGGCATTGCCTCATTTGTATCAACCAGAGAATCACTGTGAACTTTAAACCGGACACCATTGGCGGTTGGTTCATTTCTGAAATTTATTGCGTTCACCAGGGAAACTGCCTCAACAGCTATTTCCGCACCATTGTTGGCTGTGTTGTAATCTACTGAATCAGCCTCGGGAGTACCCCAAACGGCCTGTTCAACAAGCCCCATAACTACCTCTTGGCCTGCACTCATTATTTACCACCAATCGCAAGGTTTGCTTTGATCATCTTGGTTGCTGTTTCACGTGAAACCTCGACGGCTTCACCTAACTTTAATTTTTTGACATCAATAACAGTCAGCCCGAATTTCTTACTCGCAGTGCTCGCCCTGAACATTGAAAGTTTGGTTGTGGCTGTTATCGTTGCCTTGGTCTGGATAGTTGTTGGCTTAGTCTCTGTCATTATATCACTCCTGTTCATAATCATTATCAAACATCATTAGCACAATTATTTCTGCCCCCATTGTGGCAGATTCCGAAAACTCAAGGCTGTTCTTGATACTCTCAATTTTCTGAATCCAGTAGTTATCGGCTTTATATGTAAAAAGGTTCTTTTGTAATTTATTGCAAACACCCTCTGCAAGTCTCATAGTGTCACGTTCATCGAACCGGTCTCCAAGATATGCAGTGTGAACCCGACAGGATATAGACATCAACCAATTGACCTCTGTGCCATTATCAACACCCTCTGGGGTTGCTGTGGATTCCATCACCTCAACAGTTACAGCATTTAAGCGCAAGAGAGCCGTTGTGTGGCTGTCGTAAACATATCCGATTGACGGATCATAACCAGTGGCCATTGTTGTTTTCAGAGCTTTGAGTAGCTCCACAACCCTATCTCTGGCTCCATCGGCGAATTGTGCTCCATAAACATCAAGATCGGCCATTAGTAAGACCCCTTTGCTGTCCAATAGATCACATTGAATTTCCCTGTGATTGTACTTTGTCCCTCGGGCGTAATCTGATAATTGGGCATTTCATTCCAGAACATAGCTAATACATAAGTTCCTAAACTCGGATCAGAATTTGCAAACTGTTTTAAGGCCGCAACCATGTTGTTGCTGTCCCGCTGAACAGTGTCATGAGTCCCGCCTGTCGTGAATCCGGTAACAGTCAGAATGATTTGAAATCGGTCGTTGGTACCATCGGCAACAAGCTGTACTTCCTCGCCATCCTCATGAACCATCAGCACTGGTGTTTGAGCCTTTGCTAATTGCAAGTAACCGCTATTGTATGGCATGATCTTTGCTATCCTGACATCGTAATCATCAGAGTCTTTGATTACGGCCATCGCCTCTAATACATTGTTAATTATATCGTTACGTATAGACATATATTATTTCAACGGTTTCAGTATTTGTTCGTTAATAGCCGCAGTGGCTTCTTTGCCTTTATCTTTCCAAGTCGGGCCAACATAATCATATGCTGGCATATTCTTTGTACCTCGAACCAGAAACTTATCATACTTGACATTAGCCCCAACCTTGAGACCTTTACTGAACCTGATCAAGACTGCCTTGATTGAAGCTCTAAGCCGCCCACTTATGACTCCGGGGTACTGATTCAATCTACTGAATGAGGCAACCTTTTTTCCTTTTCTGGCACGTTTTCTGCCCGGCCCCGAAACTTTCCTTTTCATATCACCCTCGAGGATCACCCCGGCATTGCGTAAACCCATCTTGAGATTGGCTGGCAATGCTTTTCGGAAATCTCCAAGCATACTGGTTATTTCCTTTTGGCCCTTGATTGTGATAGTTGTTTCAGGCATAGCTAAACATTCTTGTCACTGTTTTTGTCTAAGATTTCTCTGATATCATCTGGAATTCCAGCAAGGCTATATGAGAAACTACGGTCAGAGATTGATTCAGATGTCAACCCCTCTTTGCCCTCTGCTTTAGCCAGCAACCGCTGAACTAAAGTGGCACAGGCTTGTTTCAGACCACCGGGAACATTCGGCAGTGTAACCCCATAATCGTAAGTAATCCGCCAGTTATCCTCACCATAAGTGAACTTGGTTCCATCAGTGAAATAAACCCTACCTATATCCGCAATAACGGCTCTGGTTGCCTCGGCTATTGTTCTTTCATCCCAAGTGGAACCATCCCAATTCTCAAGTTTGATTGCAGTGACAGTTTCAACAATTGGAATATTTCTGGTGTATAGGTCTTTTTCTCCATCACCATCAAACATTTCAACCAGGCCAGTTGTCAGCCGGAACTTACGATTGCAATAGTTCTCAATACTTTCAGAAACCATATTGATTGCCAGATTAACTTGCTCTTCGTTAAAGCCGTTTTCATCTGTGTTTTCGCCAATCAGGATAATGAAAGTATTCAGATCAATGAGGGCATTGTCATTAAGTTTCAGTGCCATTATTTAGTCTCGGTTGGCTTCATTTCTCTGGTTTTTTTGGGCTTCATTTCTTTCTTAGTGGTAGGCTCCGAATCAATAATACTAAAACGATCAGGGAAATCCCTGGTTAACCGGTTGGCTTCATTTTCTGAAACTTCTTTTCCGATTTGCATTTCACCTGGGGCAAGAAATCTGACAGCACCAAAATACTTTCTCCCTGTGAACCTTAATAACTTCATAATTAACCTCTCGTTAAATTTGGTCTAATGCTTTAAAAGCAGGGCCGATGAAAGCCCTGCTTAATTAACCTATTTGATCAATTCTTAGTTCGCCGCATCTACATTATAAATTGCATTGATGAAACACTCAGTTGACGATGGAGTGAAATTAGGTTGGAAATCATAACGAGCATAACCAACAACATTATAACCGTAGTTATGGATATCTCTCTCGGTTAGAATCTCGACATCTTTACGTTCAGCAACGCTAAACATATCAGTGCGAACAGGCATCATCATTGTCCGGGTGTTACCGGATGCAGAATAGATACCAGTGGCATCAAGATCATCTGCGATTTGAGACATTGGAACAATTGGTGAGCCAAAGATTTTGGCAAGTTCACCAATTGCAACAACAGCATTTGGGCCGTACTTATCCATTGTCATAACTTCTGGCATTTCGTCAGCACTGAGCAGGCGGAGCAAGTAACCCTGAACAGAGGTGAGCCAAGCAAGTTGATTCGGTTTTAAACCATACTTGCCCATCTGTCCCCTGCATTGAGTCATAACATTTGCACTGAAAGTTCCACCATCAATACCTTTTACATCACCAGCAGAGCCAGCATTGATTATTTGGAACCAGAGATATCTCAAACCAGAAAAGGCTCTTTGCCTGTGTGTGGCGGCTCGGGTATAACCAGAATCAAGGGCGGCATCAGAAAAGGCGCTTGAACCATTGGAATTGATAATCGCATCATTCAATGTTCGGGCGGCACCTCTGGCCATCTTGTCCCGGGCATGAGGCATGATTGCAATAATAGAATCCTCTGTCTCTTCACCGGAAATAAAGTAACGACCTTTGAATTTCTTAGCCGTAAATGTCATGTTGCCAGTGAGTATGTCCTGTTCATCTGAATTCACAGATGATGGGACTGTGGTTGTTTCAGGGCACAAGTCCCAATAGGTGTCAGCCCCCTCTTGTGGAACAGTCAAAGTTTTGTTGACCATCGGGACAAACGGAGCAAACAAAGCCGCAACATTAGCCTCTGCTCTTACGATTTCTAACAGCTTGCCAGACCAACCCGCCGGAACCCATTCAGTACCTTGGCCCGATGCAGAAGTTGCCATCGATTTAGCAAAGTCATTGAATTCATTCCAGATTGGCAGGCTCTTCATCCTGATATCTTTTGGCTGTCTGTGGTAGTCACCGCCAACGGATTCTGACTGTCCACTTTTGTAACGATCAAGCCAAACCAAAGCATCTTGCTTTTCCTGCAATGTGATAAGGTTATCGGCCTGACTTGCGCCAAGGCTCCCCTTCAATTCACCGGGGGTATGCTGTAGCAAAGACTTGATCCGGTCGGGACTAAACGACAGGCCAGGAACAGCCACAGTTTTGTTTTTCTTGACCGCTTTGACTTCATCAGAAAGATCAGTCATCTTTTTAACAAAGTCGGCTGTGATGTTATCCATCAGGGTTTTTGTGTCGGCCTCTGTCATTGTCTTATCGGTCAACTGTTTCATTTGTGATTGGAACTGTGCCGCATCGACAAACTTTGTCCCAAGCTCCGCAACAGTCACCTCTGTTTGTTTTTTCATTGCATCAGCAATTTGGCTGTCTACAACTTCTTTGGTAACTTCCATATCCTTAACCTTTCGTTTGCTCTTTTGAGCTGAAAAATATTTCAATGTCAAATTATGTTCTTTTGCGTGGTTCAGCAGATCAGCGTTTTTAATCTGCTCAACTGTTTCGATAGTTGCGCCAGAGTGTCCGGGCGATGGCACTAGGGATGTTTCTATCAATTCCTGTTTGTGGAAATGATATCCGCCATCCTCAATTAGTGAATATTCGAGAGCATTAAATCCAACAGAATATGACCTATAAACACCAGCCCGAATGAGCAGGGCGGCATCTTCACCTTGCTTTGTTCCATAGATTACATTTCTGCCATAAAGCCCCTCTTTACGTATTTCGATATCTGTCCAAATACCAAGTAACATGGCACCCCAGCTATGATGGAACATGAACACAGGATATTTGAGAAAGTCGTCCAAAACCCAACCAGCAGGATCAATGATATCATCCATTCTGTCCATGCTACCCTTAGACATCCAGCCTCGAGTTGACAGGATTGGCTTGATAGATTTATCAGCCCAGCCCGGAGTGATGGAAACAAATTTTTCCTGAATGATATCCATATCGGCTTTGACAGGGGTGCCTATATCTTCAATCCCGCCGATTACGTGCCTTGTGTTGAGTTTTTGAATCATCTTACTTGGCGTACATTTTAAGTTTAATTTTCAGCGGCAACAGGCTGTCAATGATATTTGTATCTTCAACCGTTGTTATAAGCCGGACATAGGTGTAATCCCATAAGACCGAATCAGTTAAATTAAAGGCCACATAATCAGAATTTGCGATAGCATTATGTTTAGGTATGGCAGTAATCTTGTTAGAATAAAGCAATTTGCTTGGTGTCCCGCCAGCCGCCGCAGTTAAGATTTGAACCCAGACAGTATCTTGAGTTGAGTCAATTACACCAGTGGCCCCCGGAATACTATCATAAGAAACAACATAATATCCATGTACTGTACTATACCGATCAACAGCATCAAACTTGAACAACAGACTTGATGAATTGTTATAGGTTGTCAATGAATCAGGGCCAGATGCAGTTGACGAATCAGGCATTTCAAATTTCCACCTGAAAGTATTTTCCATCTTGGCAGGCGTGGGCCTGTCTGCTACGGCCTGATCAGGGGTTAGCATAACACTCATAAACACAAGGATTATAACTGTTATTGTTCCGAGTAAAATTAGTCTTTTCATTTTGGGACTCCTTTGGGTATTACCCTTTTTTTATTATTCAATTACTACTGGTATCATGGTGCATCGACAGTTGATTATATTTTCAGGACTGCCATTCGGGTCTGCGGGGTAGTCTAACATATCACCGCCAACCATAAATTTTTCTTTTGGCTGAACTCTTTGGCCGTTGGCCTCTGCGTGTTCTGGCCGGGTCTCACTGTCGAAAGTTGCCAGCCATTCTTTACCAAGTCCGCCCTGTGAATAAGCCTCTGAGGCACCGCCATTAACAAAGCCATTCATTTCTGTTCTGGCAATTCGCATTGCTCTTGGAGTCTCAAGTTTTTTGTCAGACCAACCGGAATACAATTCCTTTAACTGGCTCGAGACAACAGGCACACTATCACCATTCTTGACAGACTCAATCAAGAGGTATTGAACTTGCTGTTGCGAGTATTTGTTTATATCTGTAATCTTTTGAGCAAAGTTCAGAGACATCATTTGAACACCCGGATCATTCGGGTTGAAATCCATCGCCAGGTTGAAATCAGATACAGCGGCATTGCCGCCAGCCTCAACAGACTGCTTAATTGATATGCCAACATCACTGATAAGCAATTTGTTTTCAGCGTCCATATTAAACAATCTACCTGGTAGATTATCGTTTTCATCAAAGTCAGCTTTGACTTGCAAGGCCAAAGTAGACATGAACTGGCCCTTGCCTGTGATATCATTCAGGTTCTTAATCAGGCGGTTGACCTGGCCATTGAAATATGAGGTGATGATCTTGGAAAACTTCTTTTCCTCTTTTTTCAACCGCCCCTCATGGCGTTCACGTTGTGTTTCCTCACCGGCCTTTGTCAGCTTATAAGTAACCGGATCATACAATCGTTCACGGCTTTTTTTATCTTCATCTGCTGGATTGAATTGGATAGCGGCGGGCGATGTAAAGAATTCATTACCGCCTTCATCATCATCGACAGGCTCAAGCCCTAACTCAACTCTGGTTTCATTTAGTTTCCGAGCTTTACTTTTCCACTGATCAAGAATCCGCTTTGATTTCTCGTTAGCATCCTCTTGTAATCCAGTAACTTGTGACCTGTCAAACTTAACTCTGAATTTATCGCCGAATGTCGGCCTGACAAATTGCAGATTGACTGCATTTTCATATTTGCGCCTGTATGGCTCAACTGCCCCATGCTGGTAAACTTCATCTTGTTTGTTCGCATTGGCATAACTGGCACCATCAAGAACACCAATCTTGATAGGCGGAACTTTATAGGCGGCCAGTGTTTTCCTCATGACTCGCAGATCAATTTCCTCTGGGATCAGATCCTTGAGAGAATGGCTCAGCCTTGATAGTGTTGCGCCCTTTTCAAGAACAACATTCTGGAACTGGTTGGCTCCGGTATAAGCTACCCTCACTTGCTTTTTGATTTTCTTGATATCGTCTTTATTCAGTGCTTGGGCAGTTGAAAATACTGTCCCTGTCATAGCATTATTTTTAAAGTAGTTATTGATATAATTATCAAGGTTGATATCAGTCATTATCGTTTTCTTGATAACTTCACTTGGCGGCATACCGTAAAAATCGCCAATAGGATTAGCTATCCTGAAATGAATAACCTCTGCTGTGTCAAGCTGGTTTGTTATCCCCCGATTGGTGAACACATATTGCGTGACTCTACCCATTGCATCAGTTATAACCTTAACCCAATCAGGCTTGACATAATAGAATTCACGATCATCAGTATCATACATCAGGTAAGAATTACCCGCCGCAAGCAAACTGATTATTTCTCTCTCAACTAATTCATCCCATGTTTCATTTGGGTTCGGATTGTTGATAAGCTCAAATAGTTCACCGTCACTTTGGGTTTCCCATTGCTCTTGGCCACCAATAATAGTTTTTTTCTGAACCAGCATCGGGGTACTCGAGACATCAGTAGCTATGGCTTGAATTGCGGCATAAGCATAAACATTAACCAGGTAGACTTTTAAATGCGCCTCAGTGTCACTGTCCCAAGATTGTTCGCTTTCTCCACCACTTGAATTGATAACAGTGAGGGCACCAGCCGGGTTGACCTTTTCGATTATTGACTGAGCACGCCTCAACCGCCAATCTATATATTTATCTAATAGGTTCATCAAATCACCGTAATCAATCCGCCGCCCTGGCAGTTCTCAGAGGCAAGCCTTGCATAATTATCTGTATGCTGATGATGATCTTTTCCTTTTGTCCAAATGAATTTAATTGTGCCATTGGGGGCTGTCAATTCTACTCGAGTTGACTCACACATCATCTTGACAAAATCACCATCATCAACTGTTTTATAATCTCTCGGGAGCAATACTGAGCCATCAGCATAGGACTGCATCGACGTATCAAGTGAGGCTGTCCTTTTAGTTCTGATTGTTTGCGTAACATAATCTATTTTAAACTCTTCTGCATCTGTATCTGACAGGTTGTAATAACAGACAAACCAGCCGGGGTGAGCTTGAACAAACTCCAATGCTTTATGGTGTTCCGGTTCGGCATCAATAACCCCGCCATTGACTCCAAACCTTTTGCAGACAGTATGCAACTCATTCCAATTTGGGACAGCACCAATGAATAATTTCTTTCTCTTGCCCGATACAATCTTTTCAATATGCAGATGCAACTTGCCGCCGACATCAACCCCGGCATATGTATTTCTGGCACTCACTGGCATTATGTAATCAGCAACACAGCCCTTTAAAAGATCATCACTGAACTTGGCACCTGTCCCGGTGTATGTCTGGCCAAGAATGTTATTATAGAATCTCTGTGTTAAAGTCGGATTGCCTTGGGCTTTCTCAAAGGTCTCGAATGTCTCATTGACTATTTGCCGAACGTGGTTAGGATCATCATTACCGGGGAAACCAAACAGCCTGCCAATCTGATAGCCGCTGATGTCAATATCCGGGTGTTCAGCTACCCATTCACCAGGTGCTAATCTATTTCTGGGCTTGGAACAATAACGACAGACCGGGAAAGAATCCCGGCCATCGTTAGAGGAACCAATCTTGCCCAAGAGTAAGAATTTGTTATTGTCTGTTTCTCTAACAAAGTGAGTAAACCAATCAAAGTTGTCCCACTTGCCGCAATGATCACATTTGGTAAACCATTGCTTTTTGTCTGTACTCTCATATTCTAAAGCGATGCCATAACCTGAAACAGTTGGGTTGCCGATCTTGCGCCACATTACCCGGGTGGCCCCGAGTGTTCTGTCCTCACCATAGGCAATGCCAACCTGATCACATTTATCATATTCATCATATATCATACAGCCAGCATTGAATTCATAGAACTGTGTATGACTACCGCCCGAACCCTCAAAAGACCAATCGGCATCATAGATTGATTTCAGATCTTTGGAGTCAACCGATTTTCTTTTAGTCATTATATTCTTGCGGTACTCTTCAACCCTGCCAATAATGCTGTCAAGCCTGGTTGATATAAATCTGTTTTTGATTTTCCTGTCGGGCAATACGTACATCCCGGAAATTCCATGTTGAGCTAAGCAGAATACATCGCACAAAGCCCACTCTGATACACCTGTCTTGGATGATTTAACAATGACTATCTTATCGGAGTTGTCAACATATAGCTGAACAGCCCAGGGGCGGTTGTCAAAGCGCATATGCTCACCCTCGAGGGGTTTGTGGATATATTCAGCAAATGCCGCCCTCGGTAAGTCTACATATAGCTGTGCTGCCGCTTGACGTATTTCAGGATCATCTATCGATAGGATCGAGCCTGGAATTTTTATCTGCGGTTGAGTAGAAGTTTGAGAGATTACCGAATTTTCCATTGCCATTGTTTGAGCTTGTGTCAAGGTTGATAGTGAGAGAATTACCACCAGCAACACCAGCCACACTCCGCATAAGTTCTTTAAACTCTTCATAATCTTTTGCCAGAAGTCCTGTACCCTGTAGGAATTTAATGGTAACATCAATATCTTTATTGGCCAAATGATAGGCTAATGATTCAATAGCCAAAGGAACTAACCCGAGCAATCTTGGCCTGAACTTATCAACATCAAAACTCTTTTTGAGGAACTTATTGAGCCGTTTTCTATGGGTTGTTACTGTGTTTCGGTGTATGCCTAATTTCTTTGCTGTAACCAGTGCAGTCACGCCACAAACTTGATCAGCGAAAACAACCGCCTGTTCAGTGGTTAATTCCATTTTGGCTGGTTTTTTATCTTCATTCATTTCATTGAGTCCTGTCAATTACCGTGCCAACTAATCCGAGGATAAAGTATTTTATACGTTTAGCAAGTTTTATTTTTGTTTGGCATGGAAAAAACCCCCGGTGTATTCTCCGAGGGCTGGCGTAAAGATATGAGGTGTATTGGTTTAGGCCGAATAACAGTCAGGGCCGGGCGGTTTGATATCAGGCGGGTTTTCCGCTTGCCTGTTTTTGTTTTCCTGGTACTCATGATTTTCCTATTCGTCGAATCTTACATTTGGCATGGAAAGCTCTGCCGCTTCTTTTGTGAGATAAGCATTTTCAAGTTCTACAAATCCAGCCCACCAATCATCAATGACTGTATTTGGTTTAATATAATCCGAACAAACCAAGCCTCGTTTTCCGTCTGATATAGCTACACCAATCACAACATATTCAAATATTTGGCCTTTGCCTCTGTCTATATTCCCTGGCTCATATATTGTTTTTCCGCCCCACTCTGCCCACAATGAATCAAGTGATTCCTTTGGCTTGCAGGCGGCTATTAAAACCGGAATAGAGAAACTCTTTATTACCGCCCGGCGCATATCCAGTTGATCCTCAAGTTGACCAATCAATGATTTATCCCTTGTGAAAACTTTCCTGACAGCAATTAGGAACTGCCTGCCTGCTCTTCTTATTTTCCTGAAATGCCATTCAAAGGTTTTCTGGTAGGCAATTGAGAATTTGGAAAACTTGACCCCATAATCCCGCAACTGAACCAGCCTTGCTCTGTGTTCATGATTGAGGTGAGCCGTCATTTTTCAGCCCTCTATCTCTTTGATTTTCTTATTTATAACCATAATATCCATGTTCATCTGCTGAAAAAAAGCTTTGTGATACCCATATCTATTTGTCCTATCAAGCCCCTCTGCTTTCATCCTGTCTATATCAGCTTTCCATGATTTACGCTTTTCTATAAATTCACCCCTCAACTCTTTCAATACCTCAACTGCATAAGTGGCAGTTATCCGCTTATTTTCTGCGGTCAGGGCTTCATTTTCATCGAGCTTGGCGAGGATTTGGGTACGGTATGATTCTTCGTCGTCTTCGCTCCATGACATCGGCAATACCGCTGCGTTCACCCATCGTCTGAGCCTATCTTTTCTGTCTTTCAGTTCTTGTATATCAATCACAACCTATTCCTTTATCGGTAACGATATCCCGACGAAAGATCATTGTGTCTACCGCTACCCCAATATGGTAAATTATTATTACAGAATCAGGGTCACCCATTATTATCCTGCTATATTCAAACGACTGTAACTCAGGTGTGATGTGTTCGTTTGTCTCTTTTTTCTCGCCCTCACAACCTACACAGAGGGCTATCAGAACGATTGTTAGTAATAATTTCATCCCTCTATCTCCTTAATCTTAGCGTCGATGATATCTGTTATTTCGTTTACGTGCCACTCTTTCAACTTTTCATTGTCTCTTTTCTGGACTTCGGCCCTCACTTCCTCCAACGCCTTGACTGTATCGGATCGTTGGTTCCAAAACTCCAAGGAAGCCGATCCACCACAATCCACCTGATCCTTACAATCGACAACAACCGGGCCAGCATACACACACACCTCGCCTTCACCACCACAAAACGGGCATGGTTTCAGTTTATCACTCATTGGGTTTCCTTCCTACTTAATTAACGTGGCCCATAAAATATAGCCGACACTAACTATAACAAAAAACCACTTAGCAAACTTTTCTTTACTCATTCATCGCCTCCGGGGTTAAGGTGTATTCAATTTCATCTTCGGTGATGTTTTCTATTTCTATAAAATTTCTATCAATTAACCCCAGTAATGTCCGTTTGTGTA